AATATCAGTTATTTCATTAAAGAATATGGTTCCACTAAAATAGCTAAATAAAATAAAATTCATTACTAAATCGTCATGATTCCCCTGAGATGCTTCATACGACTGACCTTTTGCTACAAAAGTTGATATTTCAAGTATTGTATCTTCATCTACAATTTCTATTTTTTGATTTTCTAATAAATCTTTAAAAGAAGAACAACCAATACGTTTAACTTTTCTAGTCATAAGTAAACCAAGAGAATTTGCTTTTACTGTTGATTCGACAAACATATTTTCATATTCTAGTTCATGATATAATCCATTACAAACAACTTGGCCAGAATCATTTGACTCAATTACTACCATTGCCTGATTGTAGCTTTCTGCAAATTTATAAATAATATTTGGGTAGAGTAATGGAGAGATAGTATTGTTGCGATAGACAGCAACCTGTTTAAACGGATTAGCAGTCACATCGAGTAAATTAAAAGTCGAATAATCTTGACCTCTACCCTTCGCAACATCTACAGTCATTATATACTGATGACCGTTTATAGGCTTTTCATATATTTTAACACCTTCTTTAGTAATCTGAATAGGATCTCTACGTCTTAGAGATAATAGAGTTTCTGCACCAATAAGTGTATCTCCAGTTCCAAAGAAAGTATTACCAAATTCTTGGTCAAATTGTAATTGAGAAGTATTAGCAATAGTTTGTTTTGCCCATTCTTTATCTCTTCCTGGAACATCCCACCAATCTACTCTAAATGATTTATATTCATTTACACCTTGAATAGCACCTTCCCATATTTTATGGAATACATTACCAATACCATTTGCTGTGGAAGTAATAATAACCTTAGTATCTTTACCAGAAGATACAACCGGATATGTAGATGTATAAAATTCATTTGCTCTTTCCACAAAAGCAAACTCGTCAAGATATAGTAAGTTAACAGACATACCACGAATAGAAGAACCAGATGTAGCAGCTGCGACTATTCTTGAATTATTGCTAAATTCTATGGATCCTTTATTAAGTGCTTTACAACCGGGCTGCAAAAAGAACGGTAAATTTTCAAGCATAAGAGTAATTCTACCGAGCATTTCTCTAGCTGTAGCGCCCTTGTTTGCCATCACGGCAATAGTTTTTTCTGGGTGAAATAAAGCAAACCAAAGTAAGTAAGCAACAGACGAGATAGATTTACCAGATTGTCGACAAGCTAAAACAATAGAAAATCTATGATCATTAAAATGCTTAAACATTTTTTCTTGATATGGATATAATGTAAAAGGGACCAAACCTTCATCAAGAGATATAATTTTACAGTATCTTTTTGCAAAATATCCAGCATCTTGAGAGCATTTCATATACTCAGCTATTTCTTCTTGCGTCCATTGTTGTACAACACCATCACGTTTTACGTTTGGGTTACCTAGGTATGATTCATTTTGGTTCATCATTTAATCTATCAGTGATATCAATTACATTATCTTGTTCTTTATTCATATCTTGAAGCATACGTTGTAATTCTACTGTAGAACCAACAAAAAGATTATTATTAGTTGTACCATCAACTGATTTAGGAGTATCTTTTTTATTATAATCTTTTTTCTTTTTATGAAGATCCATAAGACGATCATTCACATCTGATATATTCTTTATCATACCAGAAACTACCTCAAATGCTCTTGGATGTTCAAGCTGCTTAGCAACCTCCATCATCTCCTCAAGAGCGCCCTGACCTTTTTCAATTAAATCGTAGTATGTTCTTCTTGAATATTCAAAATCATCATCTACATTTTCGTGTTTTTCATCACTCATAAATTTACTCCGATTTAACCTGAATCAAAATCTTCTAGTATTGTTGTGGTAAAACCATAATCACTATCTGGATTAATAGATAGTGGATTAGGTGTTGTGGTAATTCTTTGTAGTTTTGGATCTGTTGTAATGCTAAAGTCAATAGCATCATGAATAATTGTATCTGTCTGCCTAATAATACTCTTAGCATCTATCGGACCATAGAAGTTAACAGACATTCCAAAATCTAATGTGTAAATAATTGTTCTTCTACTTTCAAGTGTCCCTTCAAAATCATCACTAAAGTTTACGCCTTGAATTGTAATAGGAACATCTTCAACAATATCTGCATGTGTATCAGTAAATGGTTTAATACTAATTGTATACTGTGGATTAAAATATGGGAGTATTTGTTCTACAACCTGTAAAGCATCATCTTGGTTCTTTGCAAATATATTTAATTGGAATGTAATTTGATATGGGCTTGGAGAAAAGAATTTATCACGTGTTGTGTTAGTAACACCTTTATGATAATTATTTAACTTTGGAAGTTTTCTTTCAGGATCATATCCAATACTTGTAATTTCAAAAGACATTCTTGGAAGTTTTAAAGCAATCTGTGAATTATTTCTTAAATCTGGATTTGTTCTAATTCTTTCAAGATATTTTTCTCTTGGTGCATATGCTAAAGGTACTTTTATCTGACTAATAGATTTGCCAGTCTTATCTTTACGGATAACATAAATGTCATTAAAAAGAGTACCAAATAAAGCAACTGATTTTCTAATTCTTTGATGATAAAAATATGTAAACATTATAAATCCTCTGGATCGCCGAATGGGTTATTCTCAGAGAAATCTAAGAAGTCCAAATCAAATGAGTTTTCTGTAGTATCAAAGATATCATTTTGAGCAAAGCTGCTATCTCCATATACATTTTCATCGATTGTTGTGAGTGTTCTATATACTGTAGTTGCAGAATCTCCGATATATGCAAGAGCACCAGAAATGTTTCTTTGTCTGGTATTTTGTACAACTCCGGGTACAAACATTCCGTATGTTCCGTCACTAGTGCTTATATGAGATACAACTATATAATTCTGAGACTGATTATATTCAAGAACTTCAGCAGTAATTACCTTTCCTCCTGCCAAGGTCTGCTGTACAAATTCCCCTTCCATAAAGTCATATGAAATATTTGAGTTGATACTATCAACACCTTGATTCATAAGTAATTTAAGATTATAACCAGACTTTTCTATATCATCAATTGCATCAATACTTGTATTAAGTCTCTCATCACTATAAGTAAATAGTTCACATCTAAGTTTAAATGTTGGAAGATTACTTAGTTGATAAAAAGGTTGTTCGTGTTCAACATGCATAATTTCAAATAATTTATTAGTCAGAGTAAGATAAATTAAATCCCCTTCTCTTGGTCTAATACTTTCTATTTGATTGTTCATCTGACCAACGACATTAGCCCATCTTTTTCTTGAAACTATAAATGTAGCAGCATCTCTTATCTCAACACCAAACTTTGTGAATAGATCACCTTCTCCATCAAAACCTTCAGTATTTTCAATGTACATTTCTATCTTATGAGCAGAAGAAAATTTAGATGGAACATCTTCACCAAATATAGTATTTTCATTTACTATCTCACGAGGTAAATAGTAAACATCTTGACCATATATTTTTAGGCTCTCTATGATTATATCTTCATAGAGATTTTGTTCGTTTTTGGCTCTTTGATTAAAGTAATGATTTAAAGCCATTTATTATCCTACAAAAAAGTCTGCTGGCATTTCGTGCTCAAGACGCATATTCTCTTCAAGCTTCTCAATGTCTTGCATTGCATCTTCAAAGATTTGTCTACCGTTTAGCATTACACCACCTGGTAGTTGCATACCTTCAAATTTTATAAGATTAGCACCCCACTGTCTCTTAATAAGAGCAGTAGTATAGGCTTTTACGAATTTATCATTATATACACTTGTATGTGTATCTGGATCAATTAATTGGTAAACTTCAGCAACAATGTAATCTCCAGCTTTTATATCATTATCCTTAAAGTCACCAAAAATATAAAGTCTATGTTGGTGCCTTGAAAACTGAACTTGTGGTAATCCATTTAACTTCATATCAATTAAAGTTAAATATTGCTGTAGTTGAGTATAATATGCAAGATCACCCGCAAAGTTTTGTAGATCAGTAATATCATTAAGCATCATTTGATACTTAACACTGAACATATCAATGCTATTATTACTTGAACTTGAAACGGGGAAAAGTTTAGAAACAATGTCTATGTTATTAGGCATTGTGATATATTCGTTGGTTACATCATCTGCTGTTATAAGATGCTTAAAATAAGTACGAACAGTAGCATCAGAATGAAACTCTTGAAAAAATTCAAGTGCTTCATCTATTCTATCTTCTATTTGATCTGGATCTACATTGATGTCTATAACCGGAGCGCCAAGTCTTCTTAAACAATACTCTGATAATTCATCTCTTGAGGTAACTGCAGCCATTATAACTTTCCTATTAAATAGTATTTGCTACTATTTATATAAAAAATTATTACAACTTAAAATTAACCTTCTATAGCAAGCTAATCAGCCGAATCTAATTCGGATATCCACGTTGTTCCGTTAAATGTGTACTTACATCCAGTCCAATCATCTGGATAATTTGTAATATCTGTATATAGTGTAGAATTGATGTTATTCATATCAGCAATAATAAACTGTGGTGGATCACCAACAATAATTTGGTCAGTTGACATAACTACAGATACACTGTCTTCAAGCAAATACTTAGAAATATTTGTGGATGTTTCTACAATAGTTTTCATATTTACCCTTTTATAATTATTTTATTTGAAGATATAGCTGTGCCAGCAAATACTGAAGGTGTGTCGGGTGATGTACTTAAAGTCCCATCGTTTTGAACAAAATATTGTTTCCCAACAGTCAAGCCACTTTGAGCATCATCTACAGAACCAGCAGTTTGTATGATAGCTGTTTCTCCATTTGAATAAGCACCATCTGAAATGCCTATATAATTAGTAGATGTTAGATTAGTGACATTAGGATTAGAGTTTTGAAAAACTATACTAGTGCCGTAGTCTGAGTTGCTCCAATTTTTAAAAACAACCACAACCTTATCGGAATTAGGATCATAAACAGAGCCGGTTTCCAGAGCCCAACCGTTATATGCTTGCACAATAGATCCAAAACTTATCGACGTTCCACTAACCGTTCCAACAATAAATTTACTGTCTGCTCCATACCCACGGTTGTAAAAAATAACGTGTTTATTTGCGTTGCTATCATAAGATATAGTAGTGTTACGGGCTTTGGTACTATCAAAAACTACTGGTGTCCCAAAGCTAATCGAATTTCCACTAACAGTTCCCACAACGGCAGTACCGTATTCGGAGTTTACGTTATCACTATAAACAATTACAACCTTCTGCGCACTAGTATCATAGGACATGTTAATAGATTCAATCTGATTAGCACTAGTAAAATTGGCAACAGAACCAAAGCTTATTGAAGTTCCACTAACCGTTCCCACAACGGCATTGGCAGAAGTTCCCCAATCAAGCCAGCAAATCACAAGCTTCTGCGCATTACTATCATAAACTGCACTTGAAGCGGCTGGATCAGTCGCATACTGAACAGGACTACCAAAGGAAATAGAAGTTCCACTAACCGTTCCAACAGCGGCATAGCCCAAATTTGCATTCCAGTCTTCATAAAAACCGACAACCTTTTGGGAACTAGGATCATATACACCATCCCTGATATAACAACTATGGGTGGAAAACTGAACAGCGCTACCAAAAGAAATAGAAGTTCCACTAACAGTTCCAACAATAGCATACGCATTGTTGCTACGGTGATAAAATATAACTATCTTCTGGGCGTTCTCATCATAGACTATATTACCAACACTACCTGTATTACCGTAAAATTCTACAGGAGTTCCGAAACTTATCGAAGTTCCGCTAACAGTCCCGACTACAGCTTGTAACGTATGTGGACCATCTATCTCTCTATAAGCCACAACAACTTTCTGTGTGCTTGCATCATATACAATAGCTGGTTCCCTTGTCTCTGAACTTCCGAAAACAGATAAACTGCCCACGGTTTGAGATACAGAAGAACTAGCAACAACACTTACAGTTTCATCAGAATTAATGACAACTAAATCACCATTTGCTAAAGTGCCAGATGCGCTAACTTCCAAAGAACCACTAGTAGAGAAAGCAACACTTCCTGCAGAATCTTCAAATACTATTTTTCCGGGATTAGCGGTATCTTCTTTAATAACAACACCACCAATATGCAATGTTCCACCAGAAAGATACATATCTTTCCATTTATGAGTAGGACTTCCTAAGTCATATGAGCTATCTAAACTTGGTATAATGTTTTGATTAATTGCTAATAAATCAAGCCCAGTATCTATTGAAGGAGCAGAATCTACAACTGTTGATAAGACTCCCGTTTTACTAAAAGCTTGTGCTATAAGGACTGACTTTGATGGCATTCCTATTCCCTTTTAATTTCTTTTAGCATGACATTACATATTTCTATAGCTCTGTCATAACCATTTCTAAATCTGTTTTTACGATTACCATATCGTTTAAACCACTCTAAGCTATTTATAACTCCATGACGCTTATCTTCAGCAACATCAAAATTTCTTGCCAAGTCTTCATATTCAGATCGTAGTCTTAATAGTTCAGCCAGTGATATACTCATACAGATCGCTCCAGTTTTTCATTAATGGGAATTGTTTATTATCCATATTGTGACCATGTTCAATTAGGATACTTTCTAGTCCAAGCCGATCGCCAAGTTCGGCATTTTCTATTTTATCTTCTAACCAAAGATAACCACTACCTTTGTAGGGTTCTAGTACATCATCTTTATCTGCACCAGTATCAGCAAAAGAGAAACTAGTGAAAGCGGTTTCTCCAAATAGTTTTTTAGTATTCTCGATCCGAAGAGCTTGAGCTGAAGGATCTAATGATAAAGAAGTAACCATATGAAAAACATAACCATGTTTCCGATGGAGTAAATCTACATAATACATTGCATCACGTAATGGTGGCAAAAAACCAATAGCTGCAGACTCGTTAAAAGTTTGAACAACTAATTTTTTAGTCTGATTATCTAAGCCATAACGTAGACCCATATCATAAGCATGTTCATTTTCTGGAGAGACGTTATAACCTTTATGTTTCATCCAAAGATTAAAAGCAAACTCCCAGTTCATAAGAACACCGTCGCAGTCGGTTAAGATTATTTTATTCATATTGTCAATCATATTTATTCCTTTTTATTATATTTACAACATATCACACTTTTAATGATTTGTAAACCCCTAAAATGCATACCTATACTCATTATCTTTTCCATATCCAAAAGTATTAGGCTGCTCTCGCAGCCCTAGCACTTTCTAATCTTTCATATGACTTGAGCCACTGCTCTGGAGATTTAATATGATTACTAATCGTGACTTTAAGTTTACGAGCTTTGAACTGGCTCTTTAATTCTTGAGCCTGTTCTCTACCTAAGAAACGTGATACAAGCTTTAGTAAACAAATACGGAAACCAACATCGTGGTGCATATAACCCGCACTATGTGCTAATTCGTGAAGTATGACATACTCGTTCATACCTGTGGTATTAAGACGAATTTTGTATCCGTAAGACATACCAGAAAATCTATGACCACCAAGAGTTTCTACCGAAACATTTCTGCGATGATCATGCCTAGATTCTTTTATTAATTTTTTCCATGTAGCTGAGTTAATAATTTTATTAACATACTTCTGACAATCTTTGATTGTCTCGAATTGCTTACCATAACCAAACTTTTTATGATAAGCAAATTCTGCAGAATAAGTTTTTGATCTTTGAGAATCAGATCCGAGTGTAATTCTTTTATTACGAATTACTGATTTCTTTTTACTTTCATACTTTAGATAAGCAGCAATGGCTTCACGATTCCATTCCTTTGCTTTAAGGCTGTGGAATAGTTCTCTTTGGTCTGAAGTAATTACGATTTGCATTATAGATCCTTTTTCTTTCTACTCTTACAACATATCATATTTTATGTGTAATGTAAAGAAAAAAGAATCTAATAAAAAGAATAACTTATAATTTTTATGATTTGTATATATCTGTTAAATGCGTTTCAAAGGCTTCTACCTTCGCTAACCGATTCGGCCAGAGAATATATTCCTTCTCTGGGTTAGCCTTAAGATTATTTAAAAGAGGGACAATAGCATTATAGAGTTTATCAAGTTTATCTTGTGTTGTAGTAGCTGCTTGTTCTGCACTACTAGCCAATGCTTGAGTTTGTTGTACCGCTTGAAGTTCATCTTCATCTACGGCTGTAAAACCAAAATCAAAAATATCACTCATCTTTTTCTTCCTTTAACATTCGACCCATATATTCGTGGTATCTTTCTTGAACAGGCTTTTCTTTATTGACCGCTTCATAAGAAGGATAGCCTTTTTCATAAACCGGTGAGGGTGCATTACTATTTATATCATTCCACCAATTTGCTGGTTGTATATGCTGTCTCTGAAATGTTTCAATTTGTCTCATTATATATTCCGTTACTGTATAAGATGGTTTTCCACAAAGATCATCTATTCGATGTCTCTGAATTAAATTTTGTAAATCTCTTTTAAACGCATATGATAGTTTAGTCATTAAATTTTTTGCCTTCTTCAAATATTTTTTTACACTCTTCTGAACAAAACCAAATTTTATTATTTGTTTCACATCCACACCAAGCATCAACAGCCTGATGATCACCATTTTTAAGAGGTATAAAAAGTAAATGTTTCTTTTCGCATTTCATTTATTCGAGTAATCTTTTTTCCATTTGCTCTTTAAAATCAATCACTTTTTCTTCTTCAATAATATTAATAATAGTATTTGTTAAATTTATATCCTGACGAAGATAGCCCATTTTTACTTCAAGTTCTTCTAATTTCTTTTGATAGTATGCCAATTCTTGTTCTTTACGAACTTTGGTTTCAAGAATATCTTTTAAGAAAATTAGTTTTGGTGATCTTATATTATCCTCTTCCATGTGCAACTCCGTCGGCACCATAACTTGCAGCAAAACCGTGCGGTTTTAATTTTGGTTCAATACCAGTCATACCTAAAACATAACCAGCTGCTTCATTTACTGCACAATAGGACCCGTGTTTAGGATCAGTATTAACATCTAAATGTATCTCAACATCAAATTCATCAATAAATGGTATTACATGTAAATATAATTCACAAACTTTCTTTGCTTCATTTATCATTCTCATTTTCGGTCGATCTTTTTTTAGATCATAGTCTCGTTCATAAGACACATCTGAAAAAATTCTACACCCATTATTACCATTCTTATGAACAATCATAACAGTAGCATAACGAGCATGCGGTTTATTCTTTTTAAAGTATCTTACTGAATCACAACCGAAGTAAATTTTTGTTTCTGGTGTTAGAGTAATGAGTAAGTCAACAATTTCTTCAATTTTTTTCTGACTAAACATTCACATGTGCTTTTAGTTCTAATTCCATTTTAACTAAAATTGCCTCATCATCAACAATTAGAACAACAAATGTATCTGAGTTTTGAATACCTAAATCTTTAGGCGATAAATTTGTTTTAAGTCGAATATGCCCATCATTATCTACAGAAAAACTATTCTGTGCATTTGAATTTCTCATAATATAATCTTTCTAATTTACATTCCAACATCAACCATTACGGTTTGACCAACATAATGTTTTTCATTGCTATAAAAATATCCACGTTGATTTCCATATTTCCAATGAACAATCTGAGTTTGCACTTGTTGATTTATCGGCTGATAAACAGTGTTACAAACTTGTTGAGATTTATAACCAATTATTTTTTGTTTCTGAGTTCCAGGTGTTGTACTACCAAGAAGACCTCCGACTATCATTCCGGGCAAAATACCTGAATCATTACCTTTAGAGGTTCCACCAATTAAGCCACCAATAATAGCACCAGCAAGAACATTATTATTCATACCTGTGGCATGTTGATTATGAACAGTTCCATATATGGGTACTTGTTGCATTGAACATTCTTGTACAGGTTCTTGGGTTTGCTGCTGAACATTAACATTTTCTATATACCAAACTTCAGCACCTTTTGTAACAGCTAAAGCTGCAGATGCAGTCATAGCTAATACCATTGCAGTTAAAGTTTTTTTCATTTTTTTCTCCATTAGATTTTACTATTCTAATATATTTTTCAGTAAAAGTAAACCCCTAATTTACTTTTTTTCTTCTAATTGCTATAGCTTTCTTAGGATTAAATTCTGCATAACTCACAGTGTTATCTTGATTTCCACCTAAGATTATCCACCTTATTTTATTTTCATATCGAACTTCTTTTATAAAAAAACCGACATGACCTTGCCATAGTTTACCACCTCTTGGAAACACAACAATATCACCTTTCATCGGCTTATCTAATACTTCTTCGCCCCAAGTTAAAAATGATCTAGCCATAAGTGGATATTCGCTTACGGATTCTGAACCAGGAATATCTTGTATATCAAGAACAAAATTTACAAATGCTGCACACCATTCAGTATGAACCGGATCAACACCTACTAATTCTTTTAATTGTTTTCTGTTTTTATATTCGTTTAAGCCAATATATTGTTCAGCCGGTTTGGATATATCTAAAGTTTCTTCTATAGGTTGACACGCTATAAGAAAACTTAAACAGAAAACGCCTACTGCATTTTTTCTAAACATGGCATATAAGCACCCATTGGATGATCCCCAATGTTGTCTATCTTGCCTTTCTTTAAGCCCATCCACATGCCCATCAATCTATCTTTTACTCGTCTCCAACCTGTAGCTTTACTATAATCTCCATGTCTATTAAAATAATGCATAGTGCCATGATGCCTATAGCCCATAATCCAAAGTGGAACACGAGTAACTACATCATTATTATTTACAAACCTATGATGAGTCATTCCTAGACTCTTAACATATTTTTTCCAGCCAACTCTTGGTGATCCATATGTATAGACTTCAACTGGATCTGCAAGCTTCTCATCGTGAAATGCTCTACTAGCCATAATAGTTGTCATAGCAGCACCTAAACTATGTCCGCAGAACCAAAGTTTCTTTCTTACATTTACTTTAACTTCAAGATGTGGTTTAATCATTGGCCATAGATCATCAACTTCGGCTTTAAATCCTTGATGCACTCTGCTTATAGTTTCAGCCATAACTGGTATAGCTTTTAAATCTGCTTTTACATCATTCCATTGGGTTGGTTCAGTACCTCTACAAGCAATAACAATATCATATTTACTCATAAATCTATATGCTTGTGCACCATCCCTATCATAAAAAGTAGTTTGCGAAAAACCTAATCGTCTAGCCGCTCTTTTTGCATCTTCAAAAGGTAAATATGCTATAGTTGCTAGCCTACCAAATAACAAACTTCTTTCTTTAAATGATAATCTGGATAACATTTTTAGCTCCTATGTTCTTATAGAAAGTATTTATAAAAAATAAAAGTATAAATAATTTAAACGCTTATATCCAATAGTTGACCTACATCAACCATAGCAGGATCTATTGAACCATCTTTTTTATATTTAATTATTTCAGCATTTTGCCTTTGTTCCATAAGATCATCTAATTTTTTATGGAAGTCTTTTGTGCTATCATATACTACCGGCGATCCACTCATCTGTTCTATAACACGTACTTTATCTTTTTTCATAGGCGGTTTAATATTTTCGGAATTCGGATACTGATCTACAGGTGGTCTATACATGGATGCTTGCATTATAGCATATTTTTGTAGATCCGCAACATCTTTCATATTCATATTAATATCTCCTTTTAGACATTAATATTTATATCAAAAGGGAGGCTTACTGCAGAGCCTCCCTTTCTATTTGCATTTAACGTATGCAACAACCGTCTGGGTTTCCTGGTACCAGCGACTTTACCAACCTAAACACCGCTCGAGCGATTAACGTGAATAGGGTTTTTAGTGGGTACATTTAGCGAGATTGCTAGGCTTTCCCCTGCGCCTATCCGATGCAATTTGATATGCAAAGAGATAATGGGTTTCCATCTTGAAAAATACCGATTATAATTGCTATAGTATATAAAAGTTCCAATTCACTTCTCCTCATAATATATGGTGGGTCCGGTAGGATTTGAACCTACGATCTACCCGTTATGAGCGGGCAGCTTTAACCACTAAGCTACAGACCCTATTTTGGCTCCGGCGGTAGGGGTCGAACCTACGACCAATTGATTAACAGTCAACTGCTCTACCACTGAGCTACGCCGGAATATTTCTGGTCGGAGTTAGAGGATTCGAACCTCTGACCCTCTGCTCCCAAAGCAGATGCGCTACCAGACTGCGCTAAACTCCGTTTCTTGTTAAAAGATCAAGAACAATACTTAATTCATAAATTGCTTTATCTAATACCAGATGTGCAGTTTGATTATCATTCTTTTTCTTTTCTTCGTGAAGAAACTCTAACCTTACCTTTATATAGTCTTCTGCTTCAGGTTTGTTTCCTCTACGCATAATATATCCTTTTTATTTGGCGGTCCCTGCAGGACTCGAACCTGCAACCTACTGCTTAGAAGGCAGTTGCTCTATCCAGTTGAGCTAAGGAACCTTAATTCATTAACTCAATTAACGTCTGTTACATATGGATTATCTTTTCCATAAACCTGTTTAGCATCTTTCCATCCTTGGCGTAAACCAAGTATTGCACCAATTGTTAGACATAAGACACCAATACAAATGGTAATTAATAATTCTTCAGTCATTTCTTCACTCCTAGTTCAAGTATTAAACTATCAATCAAATCACAAATAATATCAACATCTTGATCATTCATAGGCTCAAGTTCGTTTGAAAGAATGCCTTCAATAATCTTTTCTTCAATATTTTCACGATTACACTTACCATTTTTAAATGGTCTATGAAAATCAAATTCTAAAATG